AACTATGGGCCATCCAACGCGTACTGGGACTTCGGGGCCGCGGTCTCTTGCAAACCACTTGCATGAGAGGGGGTCAGGGGGAGGCGCAAGCTTCCCCATGAGCTGTTTTTGAAGTGATTTTTGAAATTATCAAGGGCCGGACTTCACGTCTCCTTTGCCCTTCGCGGCGGCAACTGCAACAATGACCTCAAGGTCGGGGCTTTGTACTGCAACCTCAACAATGAGCCATCCAACGCGAACTGGAACATCGGGGCCGCGGAATCTTATCTAATCGCAATGCCATAGCCGCTGGTCTCGGCGGCCATGGGTGATCTCCGGTCCTCACCGGTATGGTGGAAATGAACTTGAATGCAAGCATCTTCCGGTAGGCAACGACAGAGGGTGAGAGGATAAGAGACATGTGGAGCTGTAGGCATCTTATGGACGATTTTCTCAGTGACGGCAACATCAGGCTTGCCGTCATGAACGCGTCCAAAGGAAAGCGCAGCCGAGCATCGGTCCGTCCGCTTGTGCAGGATCCGGATACATGGATCCCCGTCATCAGGGAATATGCCCTGCACTTCAGGAACAGCAAACACGTCCCAAAGACCATAAATGACAACGGACACGGGAAACAGAGGACGATCATCGTCCCTGTATTCATGGAGCAGGTCGTGCACCACATGCTGGTCAACAAGCTCAAGCCCATCATCATGCGCGGCATGTATGAGCACAGTTACGGATCCGTGCCAGGCAGAGGCATCCATCTAGCGAAGAAACGTATCGAGCGATGGCTGCACAATGACCGACGCGGGACAAAATACTTCCTGAAGATGGACATCAGGAAGTTCTTCGCATCCATACCAAATGAGATGCTGAAGAAGCGCATAGCCAGAAATGTGAAGGATCCGGATTTCCTGCGGATCCTCTATGAAGTGATCGACGTGCAGCAGGGGCTTCCTCTGGGGTTCTACACCAGCCAATGGCTGGCTAACTGGTACCTGCAGGATCTGGATCATTTCATAAAGGAGAAGCTCCAGGCCCATCATTATGTCCGGTACATGGACGATATGGTGATCTTCGGATCCAACAAGCGCGAGCTGCACAGGTTCCGTCGAGAGATCGAGGTATTTCTCAATAAGATGGGCCTCCGGCTGAAGGACAGCTGGTGCGTGGCCAGATTCGTACATGAGAAATCCGGAAAGGAATTCGGACGGGATCTGGACTTCATGGGATTCCGCTTCTACCGCAACAGGACCGTGCTCAGACGCTCGATCATGATACGGGCGACAAGACTTGCCCGGCACATGAAAAAGACCGTCAGCAACGCCAGAAGGTTCATGTCGTACCTCGGTTGGTTTACCCATACCGACACCTATAACGTATTCAGGAAATGGATCAGTCCATACCTGGATGTAAGGAGACTGAAAATCAAGATCGCAAGATCTGACACAAGGAGAATAACGAGATGCTATGGTATCAGGCAAGCAACAGCTCATCCGTGAGACCGGATGAAGTGGACCAGACATCCTCCCCGACATGTGTATACGTCAGGAAGGACTTCGAGCTTGTCCCGGCTTCCGGAGAAGGTGAGCAGATCACGCCGGAGCACTGGACATACAAGGAAAGAAAGATGTCTCCGGAAGAGTTTGATCTCTACCAGGACAATGTCGCTCTCCGGGATTACCTGGATATGATCAGCTGAGGAGGATCCGGAAATGACTTATGAAAAGATCAAGGAATACTACGATGAGGGCCGGTGGACGAAGGCCATGGTCCGCAAGGCCGTCGAGAAAGGAATCATCACGCCGGCACAGTACAAGGCCATCACCGGCGAAGATTATTGACGATTGCGAAGTCTGTATCCAGAAGGAGCTCTGCCCGGTCTATTCCGGCAGCAGCTGCACCCTGGTCAGGCAGCATGTAGAAGAGGTCGGCATTATTGGCTCGGATTAGGAAATCCGGGCCGGATACAGTACGATTTGACCTGTAGATTATAGGAGATTACTTATGCCGACATGGGCAGCTATTTTACTGGGAGTAATAGGTTCTGCGGGGTTCTGGGCTACGGTCCAGTTTCTGATCACAAGATGGGACAACAACAAGGGCCTGAAGAAGCAGCTGAAGAAGCTGGAAAAAGACGGCTGCAGGACTCAGCTCCTGCTTCTGATCAGTGATTATCCTCATGAAAAGCAGGAAATAATGACTCTTGCGAAATATTACTTCGATGATCTCGCCGGAAACTGGTATGCGTCGAGCATCTTCCGGAAATGGCTGAGAGAGAATGATATTCCGGAACCAGTGTGGTTCAAGAAGAAGAAGGAGGCTGAGGATGAATGAAAAGTTACTCAGGGTTATTGTGGTGATTGTCGTCGTGGCAGTCACGGAATTTGTAAAGAAAGTCATCTGCAAGGATGATAAGAAGTATAATCTCATCTATACTCTCGCACCTGTCGTGCTGTGCGCGATTGCGTTTATAGTTATCGCGCTCATCCATAAGACCGATGTCTGGGCCTCTTTGATAGCCGGAGCTACTCTTGGCCTGACATGTATGGGTTCCTATGATGCCCTGGCGGTAATAATCCACAAGTGGAAGGACAAGAGCCCTGCAGAGATTGCCAAGGAGGTCGATGAGATCATCAACAAGAAGGAGATCAGCTCAAAATGACCGAGACAGGGGCTTATCTCCTGCTCGGAGTGGCTGCCGTTCTCGGCGGGATCCTGATCTGGGTAGGCATCAAGACTAAGAGCTTCACGAAGATCCTGGGCGGCATCGCAACCGTCCTGGGAGGACTTTTCGGCTGGCAGACAAAACGGGTAAGCCAGAAGACCGCGGAGATCAAGGCAAAGGACGCCCAGATCAAGGATGCGGAGAAGCAGATGGAGGAGATCCATGAGGTACAACAGGAAATCAAGGAGGCCGAGGCAGCAGTGGAGAAACCGGAACCGGTGCCTCCGGCCGATGCTGGTGATTCTGCTGCTCGCCTTGACCGCCTTAACCGGCTGTAAGAGCACGGAGCCGGCGGTAAGCAACAGTCAGGTTCTCAAGGATATGATTCCGGAGCTTCCGGAGCTGCCTCAGTGGCCGGAGCTCAGATGGGAATACCGGGACGGATACTACTGCCTGGACGAGGCGGATGTAGACAAGGTCCTGAATTACTGGGAGAACAAGATACCGCTGTATCAATCAGAGATTGAGTTATTCAAGAAAAAATTGAGCATTGTGATGGATCGACTGTGATCTTGCCATGTTTTATAACCTTCCGATCTGACCCGTCGTAGATCTACGGCGGGTCTCTTTTATACTCAAGTACGTACTTAAGTTCATTAGCCGGAGATCCTGGCCTGCACCTCCCGGAAGATCTTCAGATCCTCCAGCTCCAGATGAGCATAGTGCTCCGTCATCTCGTCCGATTCATGGCCGATGATTGCCTGGATCTTCTCCATCGGCATATCAGCTGCGAGTAGCCTGGTGTTCAGGAAATGCCTGAAGCTGTGGAAGCTCAGCGGCCGCTTCTTGTTCTTGTAATCGAAAGGCAGGCCCTCGGTTCCCTTGTCAGGATCCGGAGCTCTTCCGTTCAGCTGGTCCATGCGTTTTCTCAGGGATCTGGAGAACCAGTTCGTGCAAAGCGGCTTGACGCCGTCCTGCGTGAACAACAATCCGGGCCGTGGAGGCATTATCTCCTTCAGGAGGTCAAATAACTCGTCCGTAATGGGAACGGCCCTGTCAAAGCCGGATTTCGTGCATTTCCGGCCCTCTCCGCCATCAGCCCATGAGGCATTGACCAGAATGTGATCCGGAAAGATCTGTCCGGTCGTGAGAGCCCGGATCTCTCCGACTCTCATGCCGGTGCGGGCAGAGAGGCTGCAGGCGATGTATGCGTACCGGTTCTCCCAGGGTGAAGAGAAGAGCAGGCTGATCTGCTCCATCGTGAATGCACCGCGCCGTCCCCGGTTCTCGATCAAGGGCTTGACGTCCAGTGCAAGGTTCCGGTCGATCAGGCCGTCATCGACAGCCTGGGAGAGCATGGAGCGCAGGCATCCGAGGACATTGTTGGCCGATTTGTTCGAGATCTTCTTCCTTTTCGGCAGCTGTAACAGCCAGCTCCGGATGTCCTGTTTCGTGATGTCCGCGAGGCTCTTGTCTCCGAGCACGTCCCTGATGTGGTTATTGAAGTAGCCCTGATATGACCTGGAAAGCTTCCGGGAGAACTTGCCTCCGCGCTGGATCTTGTCCTGGATCAGCGGACAGGTTTCGTAATTCCAGAAATCCGCACCGTATTCCGCCAGGGTCTTCGGTTTCTGCTTCGGCTCCCATGTGTACATCAGGATCCCCAAATCCTTCCTGCGCTCACATTCGTCTTCAGCTGCCGTGCGTGTCTTCTCTCCGGTGGAAAACCTGTGCCGGATCCCGTACTCATCATAGGTGCAGTAATAGTAGTATTTCCCGCGTTTGAATGGGCGCGTATAGCGTCCCGGACGTGCATGTAATCTGCTCATGCCTCCTCCTATTTGTGTCCAATTTGTACACAGCGGAATGGCAAGTCTGCACAAATCCATGCGTCATATAGAAATGGAATATAGCAGGGGTAGGACTCGGAGAGCTGTACCGGGGTGCCGCGCAGTGCCAAGCTGTGCCAGATATGTCTGAAATGAAGGGCCGACGGCCCTATAGTGCGTAGGAATGCGTTCATTCTGTGTCCAAATCCGGGGTCAAGGATGGGAGTGTCAGCGATGTCCCGTCCAGGAAGTCAATCTCGATTTTTTCCAGTGCTATTTCGGCAATGGAGAAGCTGTACCATACCTTTGGCCAATACTGATAACTGACGCCTCCCGGTACCCAGGGACCTTCCTCTTCAAGGATGACGGCAGACCAGTGCTTTTCGCGGCAATAGACCTCATTCCCGTATTTGTCATAAGGTCTCAGTGTGAATCTGACATCCTTGATTGTCTTTCCGGATTGATTCTTGAAGGATCCTTCCACTGCGACAATTCCGTGTTCGTCGTCCTCTCTGAAAGAGATGAACCTGACTCTGATCGGGTCTTCGCGTGAACTTGTCGATATTCTTTCCGCCGGTATATCGAATACGTTTTCAAGTGTGCGTCCTGTCGCACAGCCAACGAGAAACGCAGCGCACAGAAAGCAGAAGAGACTGCAATACAGGCATCTTTTCATATAAGAACCTCGCTGATCAGCTGGCCTTGGTGCCAGAGCTGCCAGTTTTTTTCTGATCTATCTCCCATAAGGCTTCCAGGGCGGCCAGCTTCTTCTCGTCTGACTGCAGGATGTCCACTATCGTCTGGATCCGAGGGCTGTATTTCGGCCTGAATGTTCCCAGGAGATAATCAACGGAGCAGCTGATGACTCCGGCGAGCCTGACGACAGCCTCGACGTCAGGGAAAAGGTGTTTTGCCCTCCATCCAGCCAGAGATCCATACGACAGGGCGCTTCTGACCGCCACATCTCTCAGCTGGATGTCCTTCTTCTTCAATTCATCATCAAATCTCTGCCAGAAGAGTCTGGCGGCTTCTTTGTCGCGTGTCATGCCCTCATATTCTGCCCGAATTTGCCAAATAGCAACATTTTTGCAAAAAAAGTATTGCAATTTATCCAAACAGCATTATAATGACCAATGAATTTAGCCAAATAGCATAATGGAGAAGCGGAATGGCATACAAAGAAGAACAGAACATTGTTTTCGTGAGAGTCCCGATGTCAGAGGCCGAGGAAAAGAGGATAGACAAGGCCGTGGCTGAATCAGGGCTGAAGAAATACGAATGGGTAAGGCGTGCCCTGCTTTCCAAGGCAGAAAACGCCGGATCGGAGGCAACCAATGAATAACGCAAGAAGAAAACAGATCAAGAAGCTGACAGAGGATCTCTATGAGAGCATCCAGCAGCTCATAGGCGAATACGGAGAGAATATCCAGGCAGTCTGTGACGAAGAGCAGGAATGCTTCGACAATCTTCCGGAGTCCATCCAGTGTTCCGAGAAGGGTGACGAGATGCAGAGCTGCATCGAGGCCATGGAGACCGTGACCGGCGGCTGTGAAGATCCGGACCTGGAATACATATTCAACGACATCCAGGACATGCTGGATTCCTGCGGAGTGGAGCTGTGATCACACCTGCAGACAGGGCAATCAACGCAAAGCAATACTCGCAGCTTCTGGGCGTGGGATATTCCACGTTCAGGTCTGCGATCGCGGCACACCCGGAACAGTTCGCGCCGCATTTCATGGTAGGCGGTTGCAAGCGCTGGTGGGAATCCACGGCGATTGCATTTCACAAGGGACAGGAGACACAGGGGGATGCAGGAACAGCACAGATCTTAACGCTCACATAGAAATGGAATGCCGGGCGGGAAACCGCCCACTCCGGTGCAGTGGTCTGCGGGGTGTTTGCCCATACTCCCCGTGCCGGGTCCGATTCCCGGTGCGCCGATACTTCGGGGAGGTGATTGTTCGCCCCCCCCCGAAGATCTTTTGGACGAGCTGCCGTCTCTCTCCGGCACAAGGCTCCGAGACCTGAGATTTTTGAAAAATACAACAAGACAAAGAGGCGCCGGATTCCCGACCTACGGAGCGGGAAGGGATGAAGGCATTACGGCATGACCGGTGTGGGAAGAGCATCTTCCTTCATAACGTGTGTGTTTCCCGCAGGGTCCGACTCCCTGCCATGCCATATCCGGACGTCGTCCGGGAAAAACGTTTCGCAGGAAATGTCGCTGACAGCCGGGAAAGACCGGCACCTCGGGGATGTGGTGACAACGGCAGCATCGACCCAGCTATAGGCGAGGTGATCCCGGTTCGACTCCGGGCATCCCAGAACGGAGGACATACATGGTCAAGGATTCAACAGCAAGAAAGGAAAACGACCTGCAGGTGGTCTATGACACCGCAGAGCAGCAGTGGGCAAGCAGAGTGATCAACACTCTCCTGACTGAGGCCCAGAACGGAGAGCTCGTCATTCCGGAAGGCTTCACCATGCACGGGATCTCAATGACGAAGACCAGATCCGGCAACGGATGGACCATAGGGTTCCACGTCCTGGAGACACATGAAAAGAGATAAGCGCCGGATCAAGAGGCACCGGTGCGAGGTCTGCGGGTACCGCGGGGTGACGCAGATCCACCACATCTTTCCGGGACCGCTCAGGCGGATCAGCGAGCGGGAGGACTTCGTGATCGAGCTTTGCGTCAGCTGCCACAGGCGGGCGCACACGGACGCGGACTTCTCCTTCTGTCTCAAGCATGATGCCCAGCTGGACTGGCTGTACAGCGGACACACGATGGAGGAATGGATGCGCATGATGCACCGGAGCTGGGTCTATATCCGGGAAGTGGAGAAAAGGCCGCAGCGGCAAGAGGTTCCGAAAGACGGACCCGGTCGTTTCGATGATGAGGAGGACAGATGGCAGAGCAGGAAGTAAAGATCATAGTTCCCGGTTCCCAGATATTCGGGTACCGGTGCTCGAAATGTGACTGGAAGTGCATCAAGATCGGAAAACCACTCAAGAGCACCGAGATGCACTGCGAAGCCTGCGGTGCTGATCTTCTGGAGACAACAGAAGGCAAGACGGCAAAGCCAAAGAAGCCTAAGAAACAGAAGCAGCCGACGAAGAACGCCTGCAAGAACTGCGTATTCTCCAGGAAGCATCCCTTTGAGCTTCCGACCGGGAATCTCCCAGGCTTCAGCTGCTTCAAGGACGGGCGTACTCACTCCCCTGACAGCGTATGCCCCTCACACAGGCGCAGGGGTATTGTAATGAAATCATAATACCGAGAAAGGAAGGTTATAAAAATGAAGGTATTTACAGACATTATCAAGGTGCTCGACGGGCAGAACCGGGACAACTCGGACAAGTCCATAATCGAGTCGGTCGGGAAGGAAGGGGTTCTGGTTCCCCTCCTTGTATACAGCGATCCGGAAGAAACAGGGAAATACGTGCTGGTGGCAGGACACAGGAGACTGGCCAGCGCCGCCCATTTCAACCTGAAGGAAGTTCCGGTCGAAGTCATTCCACAGGATCAGGCTGAGCGCGCAAGGGCGCTGGAGAATCTGGACCGCAAGGGACTGCATCCCCTGGATGAAGCCGCGGAGATCCGGACACTTCAGAGTCAGGGCTATGACAACGGGGTGATCGCCGCCATGCTGGGCATGGAGCTCCCGAAGGTCATCAGAAGATCCAAGCTCAACAACCTGTCGCCGGAAGTGAAGAAAGAGTTCCTTGCCGGCAAGATGGATGCATCAGTGGCCGAAGAGCTGTCGGTCATGGAGCCCGAAGCCCAGGAGTCAATCTGGGGCCATGCCCGTTTCGGAAACTATGATGCCAGGGCAATCCGCAGCATGTATCTGGAAAAGCAGGGGCTGAGTCTCGACGGGGTGTGCGAGAGGATCCTGAAGATCACTCCGTCATGTGCAGAATGCCCGCACAATGCAGCAGCCAGCGATCCTCTGCTCTTCCCCGGGACGATGGGAAGCTGCAAGGATCCGTCCTGCTACTGCCGCAAGCTCAAGTCCGTCATGGATGCGGAGAAGGTCCAGAAAGTCCTGGTTCCGGACAGCACCGTCGGAGAGAGTTTCTCCAAGGCCCTGAAGGACAACAAGATCAGATCCCGCAAGATCAAGAACGAATGGAATCTATCCACGGATCCGAAGGGCACCAAAGTGCTGCTTTATGACGGACGCGTGAGATATGAGGATCCTGCGGAAACAAAGAAGAAGGATCCGGCAGCCGCAGAGCGCAGGAAGGTCCTGAAGCAGGAATATGAGGAGACCGCTTCGGAGTTCTTCGAGGAAATGGGCCTGATGATGGCCGAGTTCGCAGACTCCTGGTATGCAAAGAACCACAAGGGGGAACCCCTTCCGGACAAGGACGAGAGGATGGTCCTGACCAGAAAGCTCCTGGACGAGCAACGGGATCTGACAGGATTCCTGTACGGCCAGTACTACCATAACGGGAAATCAATCATGGACGGGGCGGACAACAGGCGCCGTTTCTCCATTGCGATGCTCTTCAGCCTCTTCGACGGCAAGCAGCAGACCCTTTACCCGACAAGCCTGAGAGATCTGTGGCATGGCGCCCAGCTGGAGCTTCCGGAGCAGATCGGAATCGAGGAGACACTGCAGCTGAAGACCTCCAAGCACCGGAAGAAGGTACAGGAACTCGCAGCCGACCTGAAGAAGATCCTGAAGGAATACAAGGATCTGGAGGGCAAGTGATGGACAAGACAAAAGACAGGAAAGCGGACGGCGCTCCTCTCATGGCGCTGGCGCTGGATTATTACCGTGACCGCCCTGGCATGTATGTCAGGGCATTCGGCACAAACAGAATCGTGCGCATGACCTACATCTGGAAGCTGCGTGTCGAGAAAGGACTGGAGGGAAAACGATGAGATGGTTCAGACTTACAAAGGATCAACGCAAGCAATATGACAGCTTCCTGAAGACTCTGGAGAGTCTGACGGATGCAGAAAAGTCTCCGAAATATGCGTATATCATCAAGGATCCGGACAGACAGATCCTTTTTGCGACAAACGGGGTGTCCCTGGCATGGTGGATGCTTCCGGCAGAGCTCCAGCCACTTTTTGAGGGGCTGGTATGCCTGTCTTATTCCAAGGGCTGCGTGCTGGAGAATGAGCCACCCGGAGCTCCGCCTGTCCTCGACGAGGTAAGGAACAAGCATTGGCAGGATGACGGCTGGGTTCATCTCAATCATGTGCCGGCATCGAAGAAATCGCTCTGGGCCGGCCTCATGGTGTCCGCCTATGCCCTCGGAGGGAATCTGATCAATTCGGAATGCATGGAAAGCCTCAATCCGGTGGCTTCGATGATGGAATCCATGAGAAGTGTCCAGGGACAGCCTGTGCAGATCTGCAATTCCGACGGCAGCTTCTGTGTGATGATCATGCCAATGGGCAACGTGGAGCCATACAGGAAAGAGAAATGAAAGCCCGGGCCCTGTATCTGATCTGCTCAGTCGATTCTCTGGAGACGGCCTTCTTCTGCGGGACGGGGTGCGAATGCGCTGCGGTCCTGGGCCTGAAGATGAACGTCTTCTATTCGATGCTGAGCAAGAAACAGAGGGTATGGGGATTCTTCCGTATCGAGAAGGTGAAGATAGATGAAACTTGAAATAATGGGATTCTCACAGCAGGGGCTCATGGATCTGGGCCTCGGAATAGAGGATGCAATGCTTCTCAGATGGTTTGTGGATTTCCAGGGATCGTCACGCATGAAGCCTATAGCCGACCCGGAGACCGGCAAGACATATCACTGGGTCAATTTCAGGAAGGTTGTCGAAGATCTTCCTGTCATCACAAAGAGCGACAGATGGATCTCTGAGCGCTTCAACAAGTTGGTAACCTGTGGGCTTCTGGAGAAGTACTCCACAACTTCAGCCATCGGAAGGGTTTCAGCCTTCAGAATTGCTGAAAACGAGGACTATCTGAGCCTGATTTCCATGTCAGTAAAAACAGACATGGCCCATGTCAGTAAAAACAGACATGGCATGTCAGTAAATACCGACATGGCCATGTCAGCTACAACTGACATGCAGAGTAATCTTAATAGACTACCGAGTAATAATAATACTGGGGATAGTCAGCAAGGGGATAAGCCCGCCTGTGCGCCTGTGCGCACGATGGACAATCAGAAATCTGACATCGAGGAATTCCTGGGTGACGACAAAGAGCTCCGGGACACTTTTAAGGCATTCATCGAGATGAGAGTCAAGCAGCGCAAGCCGATGACCGACTATGCAAAGACGCTGCTGGTGAAGAAGCTCCGGGGCCTCGCGGAAGACCGTCAGGGATGGATCGCAATCCTGAACCAGAGCATAGAGAATTCCTGGCAGTCCGTATATCCGATTCACAGCAATGACAGAAACAATACCGGCAAGCCTGTCAGGACTCCGGTGAGCAATGCCGCATTCGACGGTCAGCAGGGAGGAGAGATGGTATGGTGAAAGCTTTGAGAAAGGCAGAGAACAACGCGTTCCTGGATCGCATGCGTGAAAGCGAATACTACAAGGGCCAGACAATCGAGCCCTGGTATTTCTCCTGCAGCGTCGAGGGACACCCGGAATTCAGGAGCATTGTCTACAACGGGGATTTCAGTACCGTGAGATGTCCGGAGTGTGAGAAGGCGCTCCAGCTGGTACAGGCCAAAGAGGTCGCAGCCAGAGAATGGAGGCAGAGGCTCGTCAAGGAATACGGGGTGCCGGCAGACAACGCGATGGCAGTACTGGACGGCTTCCAGATCCGTGAGGACGAGGGAAAACAAGTGGCATTCGAGGATAGTCTTGCAGTCAACAGCACAAAGAGCCTCCTGGACGGTATCGACTCATCGGATCACTACAACGCCGTCAGGAACGTGACGATCTGCGGAAAGACGGGCGTGGGTAAGAGCTTCCTGGGTGCAGCTCTGGTGAATGAGGTGGCCCGTGCCGGCAAGAGCGTATTCATGATCCAGGATTCCGCGCTGCTGTCACAGGTCCTGGCCACATGGAAAGCCAAGGGGCGTGAAGCCGACGATTTCCGCCGGAGATTCGAGGATTATCAGGTGCTGGTCATAGACGATCTGGACCATGAGAGATGGCATCAGGCCAAGTGTACGTTCCTGGCGGATCTGATCATCGCAAGGTTCGGAGCCATGAAGCAGACGTTGATCCTGACCAACAGATCCAGCGCAGAGCTCCTTCCGGCATTCGGATCAGCCGTCGAATCAAGGCTGAAGAGAGGCAGGGTCATCACCGTCACCGGAGAGGACCGCAGGAAGAAACAGAAGCTGGCCGAGAGCCAGAAGCTGCTGGAGGAGGCATCGTGAAGAAGAAGCTGAAGAAAAGGATGGCCAAGAGACAGGCAGAGATGAGGATCCTGGAGCGCATGGAGATGGACATGAACGGCTGCATCTTCGGAATCAACAACAGTATCATCCGGATCACAAACCTGCTGCAGGATCAGACCCGGACGCTGAGCAAGTTTCCGATGACGGTCAGGGACTTTGCCACGGATCCTCCGATCCACGCCGGAGAGTATATCGTCTGGTTCATCCGACGGGGTGTTCCGCTGCAGTCCAGGAAGTATGTCTATGACGGCAGCAAGTGGTTCGACCAGAAGGGAGACCAGATGGACATCAGGCAGTACAAGCCGGCGATGTGGATGCTCCTGCCGACCTTTAGTGAGGATCTGCTGGAGATCTACCGGAGGCGGACATGAAGGTCAGGGAGTTCTTCAGGGCGATAAGCGATGCAGTCGTGTCATTTGTCAACAAGCTGCTGGAAGAAAAGCCTACGACCGGGAAGACCTGTGAGAGCTGCTATTTCTTTCAGGGCCAATGCATCGCCCAGCATCCGGAAGTCTGTGAGGAAAACAGCCATATCTTTTGGCTTCCAAAGGAGGATGAATGAAGAAGACAACCATCGAATGGGCGGACATGAGCTGGAATCCGGTGACGGGGTGCTACCATGGCTGCCCATACTGCTATGCCGAGAGGATTGCCAACAGGTTCAAGGACAAGAGCCAGATTCAGGACGGTACCCTTTTCGATCTGCATGAGGGAGTGAAGGACTCCATGGGCAGGAAGGATCCGTATCCATACGGTTTCCGGCCTACGTTCTTCAGGTACCGGCTCGATGATCCCCAGAAGGTCAAGGGACCGCGCCGGGTGTTCGTCTGTAGCATGGCGGATTTATTCGGCACATGGGTTCCTGATGAATGGATCGCAGCTGTCATGGATGCCTGCAGGAAGGCTCCGCAGCATCGGTACCTCTTCCTGACGAAGAATCCGGCCAGATATGACCGGCTGATAGATTCCGGGATCATCCGGGAGACGGACGTCAACTTCTGGCTCGGATCAACCGTGACGGATCTGTCGAAGCCGATGCACTGGAACAGTCTGCACCATACGTTCATGAGCTGTGAGCCGGTGCTGGCGCCGTGGCCTCCGGCAAGGGAGAGCGGAGATCCGTACAAGTTCCCGGAATGGGTGATCCTTGGTGCGGAGACCGGAAGCCGCAAGGGCAAGGTCGTACCGGAGAAGGGATGGATAGACAACATCGTGGCCAAGTGCAGGATGATGCGGGCCTCGGTGATGATGAAAGACTCCCTGATCCCGATAGTCGGAGAGAAGAACATGATCAGGGAATTCCCGAGGGGGTTATGCCTATGAGTGCATTCAACACAATCAAATTCTCGAAAGAGTACATCAAGCTCCACGGTCAGAGGTCCGCGGAGCTTTTGGCCGTCCAGAGGGTAAGCATTCCCGACGGGGTGAGTCCGGAGCTCCTGGAGTATGACACAGTGGCAACGGACGGATCCAGATACGAGCTGAAGCCCGGCAAGTACATCCTGCTGGTCTTCCTGGGAGAGCTGGGCATCCCGTTCACAACAATCAGGCCGGACACTCCGGCGATGAAGGGAAAGCCGGTGGGCAAGTATGAGTATTACGACCGGAAGGTGGCGCAGAAGTTCCGGATCGTCAGGACATGGGAGGAACCAGATGGACAGGATAATTGACGCGGTACATGTACGCAGACTGCCTGAAGTCTTCGAGCAGGGAAACCTGTATGTGGCAGAGGATCCGCCTGTGGCAGGGCATCTGTGCTGCTGCGGATGCGGAGAGAGGATCGTATTGTCCATAGGACCGCTCGGATGGAAGTACACAGAGAAAGCCGGCAGGCCTTCTCTTTCCCCGATGATCGGCAACCTGGGACTGCCATGTGACAGCCGGTACACCATTAGGGACGGCGAGGTCATCTGGGCGTAGGAGGTTTTGAATGAATCTGATAATGATTGAACAGTCTAAATTCTACAGGGAGCATCCTCACGGATACAATCTGGCCCCATTCATTCTCGAGAATGTTAATGTTTATTCGGGAGCAGATCCTGGTACAGGCTGGGGCGACGTCGATTTTTCCCGCTTCGGTGTCCCTGGAGGCTCAGCGGACAGAATTCATGAGAATCTGACAGAGGCCCAGGTGAAGGTTCTTCTACCACTGATGGGTCATCTTTTCTGGGTCGACGTGAGAAGCGAAGATCTGTTTTATGTGATTCCGGACAAAAATTCCCACCGCCCGGTACCATGTATTACAGACAGTCAAACGGAGGCCGTGAAGCGCGGCAGGCCTGAAGCAGCTGTAGAAATATATCTCGAGGATCTACGCGACCGCACCGCCTTGGCCAGCATCAATGCGGCATATCATCACTGCCGCAAGAACAACTGCGTCAGCGCAAAGGCCGTAGCCGAATACGCCTACGATCTTGCGGATGCAATGATCGAAGCAAGGGACGGACAGTGAAGAGCCTGTCCGTCATTGCCATCACCAACGGGAGAAACATCAGATTCCCCGCAATCTCGAAAGCCGCTGAGCAATTTCATGTGAGCCCATACAGGATCCTCACATGCTGCTTTACAAACACTCCGATAACCGACGGGGTGTACTTCGATTTCGGGACGGACGTGACGGATCAGGAAGAGCATCTGGCCTACATCTCCTGGCAGAAGACCAGGAAGACCAGCAAGACAAGGAGAATTGTGCATGGGAAGCTTAAGAAAGAACTGTAAGACCTACGGCTGCAGGAATCTTCACAACAACAGATCCGGCTATTGCGATGACTGCATGGCCAGATATGCGCTTCTTCATCCGAAGGAAGACAAGAAGGACGACCGGCCAAGCGCAGCTGAGCGCGGGTATAACTACCGCTGGCAGAAGTTCTCGAAGTTCTTCCTGATGGCTCATCAGGAGTGTGCGATCTGCGGCGCTCCGGCCACCTGTGTGGACCATAAGGACATGCCGGCAGACGTGATGCTGGAATCCTACGGCGGAACCTTCGACTATGACGAGAGCCACTATCAGGCGCTGTGCAACAGATGCAACGCCAGGAAAGGAAAGACGGAAGACAAGCAGATGCGGGCCAAGTATGAGGCCGATAAGGCCAAGCTCGGCATCTGAGGGAGGGGGCTCACCCGGGGGTGGGTCCAGAAAAAACGCGAATGCGCAAATTACCGGTGCAGTTAGGTCGGAAAATTGCGCAGGGTACTTTTTAGGAGTTTGTTTATGCCAAGTGCAGCATTGAAAAAAGCTGACAGTATAAATATGCAGCCAAAGAAATTGAAGACAGTAAAGAAGACTCAGAAAAACGGGTCGGCTATAGAAGGGTCGGTAAAAGACAACTATGTAACCAAGGGGTACGCACCGAAGTGGCTGCCGCCCAAAGGGCAACATCATTACCGGAAACTCGTCCAGAGCCTGAAGGATGCCGGTCTCTACAATCCTCTGGACACAGGACTCATCGAGCAGGCGTCCGCCGCCTATGCGGAGACCAGAGACGAGGCTCTCACATTCAAGGAAAGGCAGTCCGCCCGGGATCAGTATGCCAGGCTTGTGGCCCAGCTCGGAGAGCGCGGAGGGGTCAAAGCCCCCGTCGAAGAGGACGGATCAGAGGATGATCTGAAGGAGTTCATTCTGAGCTGATGATCCAGCGCCGCATATCCCAGACCATGCAGAATAGCCTCCATGAGTTCTTTGTCGCCCAGTACAAGAAGTACCAGGCATCAATCCATACCGGAAGCCGCAATGCCGGCATCAGTGAGATCCGCATGGTGGAGAGACAGGAACATGATCTTGAGAGGGATTTCGGATGGCACTTTGACCTTGAGGCCGCCACTCGACCGCTGATCTGGTTCGCGTGCAATCTGAAATTCCCCTCCGGAGACCGCAAGGGCGAGAACCTGAAGCTGTCTCCTTGGCAGATTTGGATCACTATGGTGCTCTTCGGATGGGTGAACCGGAAGAACCAGAGGCGCTACATCGACGCCTATATTGAAATAGCCAGGAAGAACGGAAAGAGCGCATGGGCCGCAGCAATCCTCTGTTACCTGGCATTCGCCACCGGAGAGGGTAACGGAAATCCATGTTACATCGCGGCCACCACGCTGGACCAGGCACAGGAATGCTTCGACCGCGCCAGGGATGAGCTCCCGCCCGGAGCAGGCGTGAACATCACAAACAGCAAATACAACAAGACCATATACGATACATCCGGAAGGATCCAGGCAGTAACCGCCTCCCCGAAGGACGGCAAGCTGCCGCACGGTACCATCATCGACGAGTATCACCAGCACAAGGACAATGAGCTGGTCAATTCATTCATCTCCGGAAATGTCTCCGATCCGAATGCCATGACGCTGCGCATAACCACAGCCGGAACAGATCTGAACGGAGTCTGCAAGGAAGAGCACGACAAAGGACTCCGCGTACTGGACGGTGAGCTGGAGATGGACCGTTATTTCTTTGCTATCTACTCCATCGACGAGACCGATGACCCGACAAATCCGGCCGTCTGGGCCAAGGCGAATCCGAATCTCGGGGTGTCGGTTGACATGGAATTACTTAATGCAAGATTCGAGTACAGTAAATCCTCCGCCAGCGACATGACGACGTTCAAGACCAAGAACCTGAACGTGTGGTGCCACAGCCTCGCGCGATGGGCGAATATGCAGATCTGGACGGAAAAGTGCACAAGTGCCTCACATTATTGGCTCAAATTTGACAATTCTCTCGACGGTCGCTTATGTTATGGCGGTCTGGACCTGTCGAGCAACTCGGACTTTACTGCAATTACTTTGGATTTTCCGATGGAAGAAGGCAAGCATGTGCAGCTTACCCATTGCTGGATAGCCGACGACATGAAGGACACGATCGCCAGACAGTGCCGGATTCCTCTTGAAAGATGGATCCAGGCGGGCTGGGTTACAGCTACTCCCGGCGCGACGATCGACTATGAGTACGTCAGGGAATACCTGACGGACGCATACAGCCGGTACCAGCTGGAGTACATCGCAGCTGACCGCTGGAAGATAGAGGAGCTGGTCAGAATCATGCCCCCGTGGTTCGTGGACGTAGCCTACGAATTCAGCCAGGGACTGAAGACAATGAGCCCCTCCATCAAACAGTTCGAGCGTGCCTACCTGGAGGGCAACGTCTACGCACTGGACAACGAGTGTGTCAGCTGGATGATGAGCTGTGCAGAGATCTTCCAGGACACGACGGGGAACATCAAGCTGGTGAAGCCCAAACGTCGTACCGAGGCCAGAATCGACGGAGTAATCACGTCGGTGATGGCTTTGGATTGTGCAATCAAGCATGATGCGGAGCCGGTGGGCGACGTGTCCAACCTTATAAGCTTCTTCTGATGAGGAGATCAACATGGGAATTTTCAAGCGAAGGGTCAAGGAATCCGGTGGAAACAAGGGCCTGTTTCTGGTGAGAGGCAGACGCACCGTAGTGTCCGGACTCGGAGAGCTGGGCAACTCCGCATTCTGGAGCTGTGTCCTGCAGCTATCCGTCCTGTATGCGACACTTCCGTGGGCAGCCTATTCCAAAGACAGGAACGGCAACCGCAAGGATGCCTCGCTTGTCGCCCGTCTGATCCTGGAGAAGCCTAACCGCTGGATGACGAGCTATGAGTTCCGCTTCATGATGGGGATGAACTTCGAGATGCACGGCGCCGCCTATGCCATCATAGTGCGCACGCCATCCGGAGTCCCGTCCTATCTGATACCGGTCTCCACGGGTGCGGTCTTCATCACATTCAACGACAACGGCGACATGATCTACCGCATCGACGGCAAGACATATTCCCAGGATGACATCCTGGCCATCAGGAGATCCCCCAGCGGATTCACTTCCGTCCTGTCTCCGGCAATCTTCGCCAAAGACGATCTCGATCTCGAGAAGAAATGCAAGGAGATGCAGAGCGAGTACTTCGACGGCGCCAGCGTGATCGGAAACCTGATCAAGGTCCCGAGCAGCCTGACTCCGGAGCAGAAGGATCAGATCAAGACCGGATTCGACACCACCAACGGTTTCAGGAACATAGTCATCGACAACCGCGTGGAGGTCACTCCCATCCAGGTCAACAGCGCCGACGTCTCCAAGCTTGTGGAGGCACAGAAATGGACAGCCAGAGAAGTGGCTGCCCGTTTCGGAGTTCCGGGATTCTTTGTGGGTCTGACCGAAGGTGCATACAACAACCTTGAGGATCAGAACATCTTCTTTATGACCTACTGCCTGAATCCGAGGCTGAGGGCATGGGAAGAAGCCCTGACCAGCGCCCTGTGTACCGGAAACGATTATGTGGAATTCAACCGCGAGGGCCTTCTTCAGGCAAACTCCGCAGCGAAGATCACATACTACAACGCGGCACTGAACAACGGCTGGATGAGCCGCAATGAGATCCGCGCCAAGGAGAACCTGCCGAGCCTGGGCAAGGACGGAGACGTATTCTTCATGCAGACCGCAATGGCTCCGGTGGACAGGATCATCTCCGGAGACACCGACGGAAGCGGGAAATTCAATCCGTGGAACGCTCCGCAGGAAAAGAAGGATGCCGCGAAGCCGATAGCCGAGGACAAGAAAAAACAGGAGCGCCTCTTCGTCGAGGAGGCAACAAAGCAAGCCAAGACAGCCAGAAAGAGTCTGGAGCAGGAGCTTTCCAGGCAGCTCAAGGATGATCTGGCCGCATTCAAGGGGTACATGGATGCCGGCACCGGATTCGAGACCGCGCTGCAGCAGTTCTCCCAGGAGCTGAAGGTCATCGGCGACAAGCACCGGGAAGCCTACGTGAAGATCTACAGATCCGTGGCGGACAAGCTCAAGCCGGTCGTGACAAAGCAATGCAAGAGCGACCAGGAGGTGCAGGATCAGCCGCTGGACGAGTTCATCGACCAGTATGTGGACGGACTGATGGGCAGGCATGAGGGATTCATCTACAAGCGCATGGAGAAGACCGGCTACGATCCGGACGACTTCGAGACCGAGAGTGAGAACCTGAAGGCCAACTACCCGTACAACGAGTCCAACGAGGAGGTCAACAGATCCTCCAACGCCCTGAGCCTGTTCATGTTCGCCGCCCTGGGAGTGACCGTGTACCACATCGTGACAAGCTCCGACTGCTGCGCGTTCTGCGAGCAGATGGACGGCAAGGTAGCCAGCATCAACGGCTACGTGCTGAACAAGGGAGACAATGCCCCCGACGGAGACGGCGGGGTGCGAAAGATCGACAAGAACTACAGGCATCCGCCGTTCCATACCTGGTGCAGCTGCCATGTAGCTCCGGGAGAGTGATTATGCCAAAGAGAAACGAAGAAAACCTTTTGATAGAGTCCGGGGCACTCAAGGTGATCAGGACAATGCAGGAGAGCGAGGGCAATCCAGAATCCGATGTCTGGACCGCAGAGGTCTGGCGTCTGGACGAGGTGAACCTGAACGGCCGCGTATACGGAACCGAGCTGGCCCAGAGGATCGTCAAGGAAGGAATCAAGACCATGGCCTACGACGGCCATGATGCAGACTGGAGATCCGGTCATGATTTCTCTCCGGCAATCGCATACTGCGACAATCCCCGGATTGAGAACAAGTGCCTGGTCGTGGACATCCACTTCCTGGAGAGCCAGAGAGAAAACGCAAGCGTGAAGAACATCCGCGAACTGTACAAGGCGGGACTCCCCATCGGAGTCTCTTCCGTCGGTTACGGCTCGATGGACGAGAACGGAGTGATCCAGGAGGACTATGAGATAGTCCGGTACCTAGATTTCGTAGCCATGCCCGCAGGGCTGGTATATGCAAAGCCTAAAAACGAGAACAATCAGGCGCCGAAGGACAATCCGGCCGGTGATCCGATGGGAGATCCGGACCCTGCAGTGGCAGAGGCGGCAAAGACCAAGGCAAAGGAAAACTTCTCGAAAATCTTGAAAAGGAGATGAAACAATGAAGAAGGAAATGCTTTTGAAGATGCAGGAGCAGCTGGAGAAGAAGGTCCAGGAAGCTTTCGCAAAGTTCATGGAGACCGCCAAGACAGAGGACGTCGAGGCATACAACAACCTCTCAGAGCAGCTGGGCAAGGTCAGCGAGCAGCTTGCTGCCATCGAGGCCGCAGAGCTCAAGGCCAAGGGACAGAAGCCCGCTGAGACCGAAGAGAAGAACCAGAAGTACAAGAAGGAGACCCGCGAGTGGGCAAAGAAGGTCCAGGAGGCAATCGCCGTCGGATCAACCTACTCCTCGCTGGTTCCGACCGAGATCGCCACAGGCATCATCGAGAAGCTCAATGACTACGGCCGCCTGGCAGGTCGTGTCACAAGACACAATCTTACCGGCAACTATGTCTTCACTGTCGAAGGCACAGAGGCCAGCGTCAATTATGTCGCAGAGGCAGGAAGCGTCAGCGAGACCACACCGGCTCTCACTCCGATCAACCTGGGCGCCTATTCCCTCGCAGGTCTGACAAAGATCAGCAAGGAAGCAGCCAACGATCCCGCTGTGGATTTCATCGACTGGGTCATCAATGCCCTGGGCAAGGCTTTCGCCAAGAAGCTCGACGGCGAGATCCTTTCCGGAACCGGTTCGGCCAACGACCATATCACCGGTATCCTCACGGCCCTTGCAGCTGAGAGTG